GTAATCGAGTCGAACGCCAGGGTCGTAGTGTCCACGCGGGAGAAGTTGCACGAGCCGCTGGGCTGGTGCTCCTCCGGTGCGAGGGAGAACGAGTAGACGTTGATCGGGTTGATCGACTGAGTGTATCCGACACCCGTGGTGAGCGCGGTGCCATCCAGACCCAGACCAACCGTTCCGCTCGAGTTCGTCTGCTGGAAGCCGAGCGAGCCGCCAAGCACCGGGTCGCTGAAGGTAACATTCGGGTCGTAGAGCGCGTAGAAAACGCAGCCGGCCGCCGCGTTCGTATTCGCGTTCGCACTGAGAGCGGTCGTGGTAGGCGCGACTCCCGAGGTGGCGGGGAACGTGATCGTAGTTCCCGGAGACACAACTGAGAGAAGACCTCCGGCAGTGGTACCGCTAATGATAGTAAACGTTAAACCAGCAGACGCGGCCAGAGTGGCTCCTCCTGTCCGGGTAAACGCGCTGATTGTTCTACTGGCGCTGGTTGTCGTGGCCGTGAACGTCATGAACGTAGCACCGGTGACCACCTGTCCCACGGGCTGCGTGTAGGCGTGAACCTCGAAGGCGCCGCCCGAGTGGTGCTGGTAGGGCTGCACCTTCCAGAAATAGTCGCCATAGCGCTCATCAAAGCGATCCTGGCCATTGAGCTGCAGACGGCAACGGTTGGCGATATCGGCATACTGGAAGGGCTGGGTGTTGTTGGCCGCACCTACCGAGCCGAAGGCCTGACCAACTGCCGAGCAGTCAAGCATACGCGCATCCTGGTAGACCCACACAAGCTCCTTGACCGGGTGGTTCAGCGTCAGGTCCAGGCGAACCGTCTGCGAGGTGATGGACTGCTGGAGACCGAACTGGAGCTGGTCAATCAGGTACTCGTGGGTCTGCTGGGCGAAGCGGCGACGCTCGTCCGTATCGAGGTAGATGTAGTCCACGTAGACCGCCGCATCCTTCAAGCGGGGAAGAGCCTGGGCAGCTGCGGCAACACCGCCCGACCAGGTAGCACCGTTCGTCGTGATGTTCTGCACCAGGTCCGTGGCCTGGCGGAAGATGAAGTTCAGGCGCACCTCGTGGTACTGGAGGGCGATGAGCGGCAGCGCCAGACCCGGGTTGCGGCAGAACCAGAACTGCAGCGGGATGTAGAGAACCGCCGGGCGACCGTTGCAGCCGGCCGGAGTGGAGTAGGTGCCGGCCACGTTGGCGCCAAGCATCTGGTCGAGGCGAACCGACTGGTCATACGGCGACGTAAGAGACTCCCAGAGGTACATCCACTCGCCGTAGTGGCGATCCATGACCTGACCACCGATCTCAATCTCCACCTGCTGGATCAGCAGGTAACCCAGGCGGCGGCGACCACCGGCAGTCCAGAGCACATCGTTGGCGGCACCAGTGGCCGCAGCACGCGTATCGGGCAGCGTCACCTCGAGGTAGGTGCGGAACATCAGGTCAGCGTTACGGTTCACCACGATGACCGAGCGCTGACCATAGGCCGGCGCACCCGTAAAGTTCACACGCATCGCCTCCATGGCGAAGTTCGTATGACGCTTGTAGAGCACCTTCCAGAAGGTGATGTGGGGATTTCCAGTGATGTAGGCATCCTGAGCACCATATGCGACGAGCTGAAGAAGACCGCCGCCCATTGTGTTTATCTTTTGCGAGGATATATTCTTCTGCGATTGAACAATGCGCAAGACCCTTCGCAAGAGGCGTAGTCATAATCGCCGCAAGACCAACCGCCGGCGGGTCAAGGGTGGAAAGCTGGTAAACTCTGGCGCGTTTACGCTGGTCTTTTATAAAGAGGATCCGACCGAAGCTACAATCTGGAAAGAGTATCCAGTTCCCGAGAAAGAGAGTGATAAGGTTACTATGATGAAGCTAATCCAACAGTACAAGGCCGTCGTGCGCGTGGTTTGTACGGGTGATTCTGAATACGTTATCCACAAGACACTTAAAGAATGGACACGCGCAGACCGTCCGTATCTCAATCTGTTTATCAAGATGCACATGAATCTCTGGGCGGCCAACGGTATCTATGCGGTAAGAAAACCAGATCGCTACAATAATTTTACAGAGGAGGTTACTGGATATGAAAACTCGAAAGTAGACTGCGCTAGTGGAGAATGGTATGGCTTTGTTACACGCTATCAAGAAAGAGACATCGGGTACTTCAAAACAGGGGAGGATAACAAGATATGGTTAAAACGTCGCGTGAAGCCGTTGTGCGACCTTCTTCGCACTCTTCTCCACATTGATGGGCGTTTCGTCCACTACGATCTTCATCAGAATAATGCCGCAGTTATGCGAGATGGAACGGCAGTGTTACATGATTTTGGAGAGGCGCGTATCCGTGACTATTTGCAACGCGATTCATTGTATGCCGTAGCCCATCCCAGCAGTGTAAACCAGCTCATATTTAGAAATGCATTGACTAGTCTGTATTTGGGCGGTCAATCAGATAGGTTTAGCGGACTCCAAATATTTCAGCAGTACTACTTTATCGCCAGGTACTTTAAGACAGAATGCCTGAACATCAATGAGAAGATTGATGACTGGTTAAAGACCAGTTCTTACATCAAATATCCCGAAGGTGCAGACGAAACGAAGAAGGCAGAGATCGACGCGCTCAACGAGCAGAACAAGATAAAGACCGATGGCTTCATTAAAGACGGTAAGCCCCGAAACCCTCGTAGGCCGGTAAGTCTGGCGGCGAGACCTGGACTTGCTCCGATCAACGTCTATGTGAAGAAAGATGAACTTGACTATGACTCCGGTAGCATGTGCGAAACAACCACAACCCCTACGGAGCAGACCGCTGAGTATTACTTAGAGCCGATCTACGAGACTCGGTATCATCAGCTTGCCCGGATATTTGATATCCTGTCGGTTCTAAACATCTTCGAAACTGATTACGGAAAAACAGCTGCTACTAAGGCTGTCCGTGAACTCTTACAGCTTATACACGGAACTCATGAAAAGTTCAAGGACTACGGAATGATCCCTGCCGCTTCCGCCGTTGAAGTTGAACGCGTGGTGAACGAGTGTATAACGGCCGCATGTGCAGAAGCCGGAGAGGTTCCGCCGATGATGAGTAAGGACGAAGAGGTCAAAGAGGGCGAGGCGTATTGGAAGGCGAAGGAAACCGATCTTCCTCGCGAGAAGACGTGGCCAGTCGCAGCACCGGTAGCTGTGCCCGCAGCTGTGCCCGCAGTACCAGGACCAACCACCGGAGGAGCTGATACATGGGATTCAGATGTTCCCGCTCCGGATGATTTGCAGGCAAAAACTGCAAAAGTAGTTCATATAAAGAGTGACGAGCTTCTGAAAGGTCAGAAGCTAACAGTGCCGAAGGAATTGCAGGGTGAAGGCCTACTAGAAGACAAGGCATCCAAAGTCGCCGGTCGGATTACGCGCCACCGACGCTTGCCCCAACTGCGGTAAGTGCCTGGTTACACGCCATTTGTTCTGCCTTCTTGCGCGTAGTCCCCGATCCAATTCCATACACCTTTCCCGCCACCATGACCGCGACTACGATCTCATTCCGTTTCGGGTCGTTCGATCGCATCTCGTAATCGGGTGTACACTTGAACTCTCGCTGGCAGTGTTTCTGGAAGAGATCCTTGAAGTTCGTAGCCGAACTCACAATCTCATCCACATCGAGGTACGCTTCCATCACGGTAGTCACGAAGGAGTACACGACGTTGAACCGGTTCCCGCAGTCTGTCCACAATGCTCCGAGAAATGCCTCGAAGATGTCTCCGAGCTTTTTGGTGTTGGAGCGGCCAGCAATCGCAACCGAATCCTCGTTGTGCCGCGAGATCACGTAGAACCGATTTAACCCTAACTCCTTCGACAGCCCGCCGATACGGTCATTGTTGACGAGCTCCTTACGGGCGTCCGTCAAGAATCCCTGCTTCTTCTCGGGGAACTTCTTACGTAGGTATGTCGCGATACATGCACCGAGAACTGCATCGCCTTCAAATTCCAAACACTCGTAGCTCTCGTCTTGGAGGGGCATAACACCGGATGGACAGGGAGCGAGCATTGCTGGTTCTCCATCGGGCGTGGTATAGTCTGCGCGGCGAACGTAGGTTGTGTGAACCATAGCTGTCTGGAATACTTTGCGGTTTGAGAGGCGATAATGAGGAAGTCCATGGCGACGAAGAATGCGGTGGATATCATCTTCGGTAAAGGTTCGGTTTGCAGGATTGTACGGCGAGTACATGAGACGACATGCTCAGCTGCCTGGTAAATTCGTTTTCCTAGTAATAATGGGACAGATCCAATCCTTCGCCTACAATGTAGTGCGCACCCCAGAGACTGCACCCCCTCTTGAGACCTGTATTGTCGACGTTGCTGCGTGCCGGTACGAGACTCCGCCCCGCAAGGATATGGCGGTCTGTTTCGTGTTCTTCAACCCTGCGCGCTCGAAGAAGATGCTCATGAACTATTTCTACACCATCGAAAAATTGAAGCTTGCGAAGATCCCCTACTATACGATGGAGCTGACCTTTGGCGATCATGTGCCGGAGATTGCCGATGCGTTTCACGTGAAGGGCAACAGCGTCATGTTCCATAAGGAGGTGATGTGCAGTCTGATGGAGAAGCGGATTCCCTGCCGCTTCACGAAGCTGTTGTTCCTTGACGCAGACGTGATCTTTGGAAAGCCGAGTTGGTATGATGAGGTTTCGCGTCTGCTGGGCACATACGAGGTGGTACAGCCGTTCTCCTCGTGCGTCTGGCTTGATAGCACGTACAGTAAGATGGTTCAGACTCGCTTATCGGTTGCGTACATGAGCCGTGTGAACCTCTACAACCATTCCTACCATCCAGGATTCGCATGGGCTTTCCAGCGAAAGTGGTTCAAGGAGTTCGGATTCTACCAGCACGGCATTACGGGCAGCGGTGATACCATGTCGACCGCTGCGTGGATGAATATCAAGTTCCCGGCGGGTTATCTACACATGGCTCTGGTTCCGTCCTATTCCGAGTACTGTAACCTAGTCCAGCCGAAGCTGGCCTGTGCAACCGGCACCGTATATCATCTGTGGCACGGATCTGCGAAGAACCGTAAGTATGTCGACCGTCACCGCATCCTGGACGGTGTTCGCGACGTGCGATCGATCGTCGAGGTCAACAAGGACGGCATCTGGGAGCTGACCGATAATAAGGTCGAGGCGAAGATGCGTGAGTATTTCACCTCGCGAGAGGATGACGGGGTTTAAACATTTTCTCCGTCCCTTACATATCTGTACATTGATGCGCAAACAGCTCGTCTCTCTGGCGCTTCAAGTGGTCGAACGGCAACGCTTGCTCTCTGTTGCGGTGACTCGTGTCCAGCACGGGTTCATGGCTCCGGAGAACACCCTTGAAGCGTCCAAGCAGCTACGTGAAATCAATGCTCTTCTTCGTGAACTCGAAGATTCCCTCAAACAACCCGTCCAAATAAATGCACCAACTATATAATGGTCAGTTATACTGCGGTACCTCTGGTGGACACTCCGCCGGAGGAACGGCGACTTGCGTATGAAACACTTCAAACACTCTGTGCTCCGTCTGGTGCGAATGCCCGCCAACTGAGCATTAAGGGCCTTATCTACCCAGATCCCGAACCTCTAATCGATGGACTCACGCTGGGTCGCCTCTACGATAACGATAAGCTAGTTGGCGGAATCGTATACCAAGATAGTCGGCCCGCGATTCGAGAGATTATGCGGCTGTTTGTCTGTGCAGAACGTGGATACGGACGCCCAATCAACGAGGAGTTTGAAAAGAAAGTGCTTCAAGACGATACTGGGCGAGTAGATGTACGTCTCAATGCGATTGTTGACCCCGACCGTAAAGTCCCCAAGTTTCACATGCTCAACGGATACAAGATCAATGGAATGGGAAAAACAGATGTCGAAACTCTCGCATACAAGAAGAACGAGATTCCGATGGTTAAACGTCTCCCAGCCGATCCGCTCACCGACCAAGAGAAGAGGGTAATCGAAGACTCCCACGCAGACGCTGCAAAGTTGCGAACTCAGCGTAGTAACCGGATGTTAACACTCCGCCCTCGTGGCGGTCGTAGGCGTCGCGTCACTCGCCGCCGGTCATCGATTTCAGCTCGAAGGCAAAGTCGTCGGCGACGAGCTTCGGTTCGTGGCGCTTGATAATCTCCTTCATCACATCTCCACCTCGATCGCCAAGAATGTCTTTGAGATACATCTCCAAGTCCTTCTTCGACAGCGTCCATCCCTTCTTCCACTTGTTGGGGCGCTTCACATTGAAGATCATCTCGGACTCCTTGAGGTGAATCTGGTCGGGAAGCTCGCGGGCTGCGTAGAGTGCAGCCAAATCCATCTCGACTGTGCGACGAGAATCACGCAGCTCGGAGGTCTCAGAATTGAGCTCGGTGATACGCTTGTTGACGCGAACATACTTGGAGAGAATAGCGGTGAGGGCGTCCATTGTGCTATGATTTCACGTGATAAGGAAAGTATCCGTTTTAAGCAAGGGTATGTTCGATCCGAGAGAGATCGAGAATCTTCGAAAACTCCACAACAAAGATGACCCAACTCACCCAATCTCTGCGGGATCCACCGAACAGGTCTGGTCTACGTTACGCGAACGTCTGCATGCGAAGTGTAAGACGGGTGAACCGACGTGCATTGCTGGGGCTATGATGAAGCGGCCGCGTGCTCCGGCCTCCTGGAAGAAGAACCCCACCGAGTGGCTGTCGTCGGATGATATCGACAAGGTCGAGCACGAATACCAGCGAGTCTTCGCGGACTATCACTTCGTTGGATGTGTGCCGATTGACTTTGATTTGAAGTCAGAGATGTCGAAGTGCATCGTGTCGACGCTGTGCTCCATGAAGCTGGATGCGCTGTATGCGAGGGGTATTCGTCGTGTGGGTATTGTGTTCAACACCGATGTGCACGATGGACCCGGTCAGCACTGGATTGCTGCATTCCTCGACATGCGTCCGGAGCTGGCGTATCCTCGCATGACGTACTTTGACTCCTACGCTCGCAAGCCCGAGAAGGAGATTCAGCGTCTGATGTTCCGCTGGAAGGATCAGTGGGATGCGCGTGGTGAAGCACCGATGAAGCTCACCTACAACTCTACGCGGCACCAGTTCAAGGAGTCGGAATGCGGAATGTATTGCCTGTACTTTCACTACGCCTGTCTCATGGAAGTTCCGATGAACCGACGAATCACCGACGAAGAGATCAATCTGCTTCGGTTTGAAGGTGAAACTGTGTTGGGTGCGAAGGTGAATCCGTTGTTCTCTGCTCCAAAAAAGTAAGGCCACTACGTAATGGAACCGCTGCTTGTGGTTGGAGCCTTAGTTGCGGCTGGATACATTCTCGCATCGGACACTGCGGTTGTGAAGGTCGAGGATCGTAGCAAGACACTGGTGGACTATTACGTGCAGGGTAGCAGCTTTGAGGATCTCGAGACTGCGCTGACGAGCGGATACCGTCTGATTGAACTGCACGTGTATTCTGACGCCCAGGACGAACCCATCGTCTCGCTGAAGCCGAACTACGACGGGATTGCGACACGTACCTTCGAGTCGTGTTGTACGACCATTCTGCAGAAGGCGTTCCCTAGTCCTGATCCGCTGATTCTCAGTCTCGTACTCCACACCGACAAGAGCTTCACTGCGAACCGGGTTGCGTACCACCTGAACACCACCCTTCGTCGTCAGCTCTTCTCCGGATCCATTGAAGATCGGACGTTAGATTCGCTCTCCGAGCGGGTTGTACTTGTCTCGGGTAACGAGGCGCGTGGAACGGATCTCGAGCCTCTGCTGAATCTGTCCTGGAACGACAGTCATCTTCGACGCTTATCGTACCAGCAGGCCGCTCACCCTCGTGAGCCGGAAGAGCTGCGTTCCTTTACCCATTCTCACATTGCGATTGTCGCACCTGACCAGGCCTTTTCTAGGTTCAAGGTCATGGACGACGTGTATGCCTACGGATGTCAGTGGAATCTCTGCCCGACTCCTTTGGGGCGTCCGGGTTTTGTTTCGCGCGGTTAAATAAAAATGGCGAACGCTTGGCTCACTCACGTTAAGAAGACGATGTCGGAGATGAAGCACCGCGGCACCTACAAGAAGGGCGACGGCCTGAAGAAGGTGATCCTGGAGGCGAAGAAGACCTACAAGCGCAGCGGCATGGCGGGT